CTTCGAACTGAAACAACGCTGCACGATACAAACCCATGTGTTCAGACGGAACACCCCACGATCGAGTCTTCGAAAACGAAGTTCTCTCATGGCAACAAGCGAATCGACATGTTCTCGACAAACTCTTCGATGTGGTAAACCAATTGGTGTCAATTTAATGACACTTGGTGAAAATTCCACTCAGAGTAAGTTCTAACATATCGCTAGATCCACTAGGATAGTTGCCGCTGAGAGTTACACTAAGTAACTCAGAAACGATCGATAGGGCGGTGGCGGGAATTGCCACCTGTAATACAAGTCTTGCATGAACGTCATGCTCTCTTCAGATCCAACGTGGATCCACGCGTATCGGTTGGCCGGCACGTGCGTATCGAAGAGCGAAAAGACAAGTCGTCTGCGCTACCAAGGCTCGCCATCCCACATAGGACGTCTATTCCAGGCCATATCTTCTTCACTCCAGTCGCTAGGAACGACTGTGAGATCAGAAAGATTAGGCTTAGGTTTCGAGTTCATTGAGATGACTTGACAAGGTAAGTAGGTGACCGGAGGATCAGAGACCAACAGCGTCTTAACAGAGAGTGGCTTGGGCAAATTAGCCGACTCAGTCAAAGCTTGCCAGCTTCGACGATTCTGTTTCAACACTTGTGGTGCACGGTCTGCGATGGCCTCCTTCTCGAACAAGCGTTCATCAGTCAAGAAAGCATCGAAGCACAAAGTTCCGAACACCCGTTTCCAGGTGCTAAGTTCTAAGGGCGACGGTGTTCCAACCGACAGCTTGACGGGAAGGCGTTCCATAACAACCTTCTGCACGATCCATGGTGCATCAGAAGGCATCCGACCGACTGGATAACGTAGCTTGCCACGTTCAGTCAGAGGTGCCTCCTTAATACGCGCTGCACACATTAGATCCCGCTTCGTCGGACCCCACCTGGGTGGTTTCACGACGTCGCCGGGTTCATATGTGTCAGGCATCTCCGCTGCTTGACGGACGGTTGGAAGTCCAACACCGCCCCAAGCTTCTGGGAGAAACCACGGAATAGGTCCTAGCTCATTCAGCAACGACCAATGGTGACGCAAAAACACACGCATCGCCGATTCCTTCAAGTCACCTGGTACGGTGGCCATCAGTTGTCGACAACGTTCCCCAATTGTTGAGTCGCTATCCGCGACAGCATCGACGCCAACCTTCTCGCCTGATCTCTTCAAACCGAAGAGTAGACCAAGATTGACATACGATGTCGCCTCGAACCACAACGGACGATTGACAAGAGCGCCGCTCCTACCAACCTCAATCGAGTCCCGTGCCACACTGAGCCTCTTAAAGTTGACACTATTAATCTGACAAAACTTATCAGATAAGAAGGTCTTCCCTAAAGAAGTCTCGAGTCCGGCAAACGCAGTAATGCGCTCCCATAGTTTATGTCCCATCCGCGTAGTGCGAAAGAC